GACTTTTGCTTTTTAGTTAGTTTCATTAATTGCCTTTCAGTAGTGGGATGTCGAACTTATGACCTGGTTGATTTGGCTTAAAAGAAATATGGAGATGTGAATGGTGGGGATTTATTCCGGTATATTTTCTAAATTTCCATAATGATCTAGCACTAGCAATTTTGCCAGCGTGGATCACATAATAAATACGCTTATCCTTTTTTGCTGCGAGTCGAACCTGATCTGCCAAATCGAAACTAAGCCCTTCTTGGTCAGATAGGCGAGCGTCAATGTCGATGGCACATACTTCACCCTGTTCATTCGGGTTATGCTGACTGATTCTGGCTGAATGGCGAGCATCACCAATCCATCCATCAGCTGTGCGCTTGCGATCAGGGAAGCAGTCATTTACCTGATCCCTAAAAGTTTCAGCAGCTTTAGATAACCAAGGCTTCATTAGCCAAGTAGCAATTTTGCTTCATCAGCAGTTAAACCAAGACGATCAAGAATTGCTTGGCGTGCTGTTTCTCTATCTGCTTCTTCTTTTAATTTCCATGCATCATATTTAGCAAAGCCATCTGTAAATTGTTTTTTTGTAATTGGCTCACATTCTAAAAATTGGATGCCATCAAAGTCATCTCCGTATTGAACATATCCGCCATTAGGAATTAACATTCTTAACACTTCTGCGCTAGTTGCCATATTAAACACCCACCTCTAATAAAGTAATTCCAGAAGGAACTGATCCTAATTGCCACTGAACTGAACCACTATTGGCTGTGCTTTGAACACAAGATTGTAATTTGTAAGTTGTTGCACTAGTTGTTGCTGGATTATCTAACCAAGTCCAAGTGCCAGTCATATACAACCAAACACCTGAACCAGTGTTACCTGCGTGAATACCGCCAAAATATCCACCAGTCCAAGATGCTATTGCAGTTGCACCGCGCATTATTCTAGCGTTAATATCATTTTCAGTTGTGTTTCTGTATGCTTCATATTGACCTGTAATTAAAACTAAAATCTTTGATGTAGTAAGTGTTGGTGTTATTGTTGCAGTTATAGTTGTGTCAGTCATATTAGTTGAAGCAATTGTAGTTTGAGTTGTAGTTGTCGCATTAACAACTTGTAGGATTTTACCGCCACCAGCAGGTGCTGCCCAACTTGGAACTCCACCTGCAACTGTAAGAACCTGTCCTGTGCTACCAATTCCAAGTCTTGTGTTTGTGTTTGCAGTTGATGAACGATATTCAATATCGCCAAGAGTTGTTGATGGGTTTAATGCTTTAGTTGTTGTATCAACAGATGAACCAAGCGTGCGAATAGCAGCTGCGCCATCTTTGACCAGCGCGGTATCGTCTGGTGTAGTCCAGCCATAATTAGTAGTGGTTGCCATTTTATCCTTTTCTTATGAGATTATTGTAGCGTATTCCCAAGTCAAAGTTGGGTCGATTGTGTTCCATGCCTCGGTGGCTGGAGTTGTATTCCAACGCATCGCCACTTGGCTAAATGCGACTGGAGAAACATTGATTGTGAGAAACAGTTCATTGAATCGAGTGCTCCATGACCAGCCCTCAACATAGCCTTCAAAATCTCCACCTGATATTTGATTGGGTAGGTTTTGAATATGAACTGGCATTCCCATGAATACAGCTAGTAGATCATCCCGATCTGCGTTATCGATTTCAGGGTTAGTGATTGGGAATGTAATCGATTGGAATGCTGGTATCGGATAAGCTCTTTGGGCTATGTATCGATCGGCAATATCTTGAGCATCGGTCGCCCCATGAACTCGAGAGTTAATCGTTTCGGCTTTGTAGCCATATAAGGCAATTGAAGCTGCATCTGTGGCATCAACCTGTGAATTGTAATTATTGCCATAATTGATATAAATATCATTACGAACATCTGCTGATCGCATAATTGTAGATAAGCCAGCACCTAACGCATGGCGAGCATCTAGTTCAACATAACCATTAACTAAAAGATAATTCTGTCTATGGTCTGCATCTGCATAACCTATGTTTCCCGTATTGTCCTCATAAATATATCCAAAGGCTGAAGTTGCAATATCTGAAATGACATTGTAAATGGTGTCGGTAACATTTGATTGAGAACTCATGGTGTAAAGACCAGGCTGATCTATTTCGCCAAGTCCTAGATTGACTGCATTTGCCCATGTTTCGGTTGCATTGTAAGTTGCCCATGTTGAAGCTGCTGGCACATCATTCCAAGTTCCAAGTAATACGCTAGAAAGAATCTCATATATTTGGTTACCATCTTCGTCTTGAGAAATGTTGTCATTAAAGATTTCTTTGGTTAATCTAGCAAGTGAACCCATAGCCAAAAGCGTGTATTGAACAACTGTGGCTGCTGCACCTGTTTGTAAAACTCCAACTGTAACATCCGTTAAATCGCCACCAAATAATGAAACATAAGATCCAGTTGAGTCTTTAACTTGCAAATCAAAAGAATCGTTAATATCAAACGGGAGTGTTTGGTTATTTAATGCAACCAGCGTGACTTGCATATATGAAGGAAGTGCCTGTTGGTATATGTCAGATCGACCTGCTTGGTGTTGGACATCTGAAATGGTTATATCAGTATAATCAACCCCACCGACAGTTAATTTCCAGTCTGGTGTAAATTGTGACATTAATTGACTCTATCTCGTAACGCAGTTACCGATCTTGCTGCTTGGCTATTAAGTTGATTTGCCACAGCTCTAGCAGTTCCTTCAGGATCTATTGCACCTGAAACATTGATAACAATACTTGGATTAGCTGCAAGGGTCTTACCTTGTTTTTCTAATACTCTAAATTGAGCTTCAAGTGCATCAAATTGCTTTTGAGCAGCTGATCGAGAAATTCCGCCAGTTGCTACTTGGAAAGTTAGATCTGCAAATTTATCTTGAACATTAATTAATTGATCGGCTAAGTTTTGAAGGCTAGTTGCGCCAACTGCTCCACCAATTAAACCACCACCAACGCCACCACCGCCACCGCCAGTTCCACCACCACCTGCACCACCACCGCCAGTAAATCCACCAGCTGCTAATCCACCTACTTGACCTAAACCGCTACCACTTAATCCACCACCTGATGCTCCGCCAACGGAACTCAATTTTTGTATATCTGCTCCGCCTTTAACTAAGTTGATACCATCAATCACTTTGTTAATTGCTGAAATAACAAAATTTAAAACTGGAGTTATTGCTCCAACGATTTTTCCAAATGCATCAATAATGGCTGCTGCTGCTTTAACACCAACATCTAACATAAAGCCAAATATCTTTTGAACTATTGGGAATACGACATTGATTAAGATTTGACCAAATTCCTCAAATGATTCTCTATTTCTTTCAATAGCATCGCGTATCACATCCCATGCTGCTTTAAATTTATCAACAATTGGAGTGCCATATTCAAAAATATAACCAATTAATCTTTCAATAATAGGCAATAAAAAGACACCAACAGTTTCTTTTGCTTCATCAAATGCAACTTTTAATCGGTCAATTCTGCCTTGAAAAGTTTCAGCATTACGAGCTGCTGCGCCACCATAAAGATCAGATAATCTTTGTTGAATTTCAGTAAATGATAAAGTGGATAATTCAGTCTTTGATAAACCTAAACCTAATCGACCGAGTGAGGTAGCATTACCATCTTGAGCCTTGCCTAAAGCATTTGTAACAGTTTCTAATTCTTTCCCTGAACCTCGGCTAATATCTAAAGCAAGGGTCAATAACTCTTGAGCTTCAGTTGTGTTCTTAGTAGATACCGCAAGCCTTTGGAATGCCGGCCTTAACTCATCATCGGCTATTCCAACCGCTAAAGCAGTCTTGCTTATGTAATCCTCAGTTGCCTGTATCTGGCCATCTGTTGCGCCTGTGGCAGTCCTTAATGCAGCAGCTAACCTTAACTGTGCCTGCTCATCCTCAATGGCGGATTTGACTCCATCAATGGCTAATTTGCCGGCATAGGCAACGGCAGCAGCAGCAGCTATGGCAAATGCAGCAGCGGCCTTTTTTCCAAACTCTGAAATCTTGCTTGAATTAGTTTCGACTACCTTATCAGCTTCGCCTAATTTCTTTTTAAGATCATCGACATCGGCAAGGATCGAGAGTTTGAGTGTGCGATTACCGGTTGCCATTAGACCCATTCCTTAATGATGCGATTAAAACTGTCTTCCCACTTGTTAATCAATTCAGGCTGAATTCTGCGAAGGGTTGGATAAATGAACCATCCGCGAGATCCACGACCTTGCCTTCCAGAATATGTAGGGAACTGTTTGAATTTATTTGAACCAAACTCAACGCCACCCCATAAGGTTTGTGTAGTAGCACCACCTGAAAATTTTTGGCGTGCGAACCCATAACTGAATTCGCCGATCTTGCTTGATTTAGAGATGCTAACGCCATCCGCGACTCTTTGCGCAACCTTGCCAGATTTTGTTCGAGTTGAAGCTGCTTGTTTAATTTCCTGAGATGCAAAATACGCCAGAGCAGCAGATTGACGGCGTGCTTCCTCTGTTGCTTGGTCATCCATAAGTTTAAAAGCCTTGTAAATATCGCGCAGATCTTTTTTGTTATAAGCGATTGTTTCACTTGCCATTCCTCTGCTCCAATATCTCTATCGCTGTGTATATGTCGTCTGCATCAACCCATTCACTCATTGGAATCTGTGTGGCTATCGCCAACTGAATCAATAAACGATTTAGGCTTCCTGCTGGGTGGCTTTTGGGTTTGCATCACCGACTATTACATCTGCAACAGTTTCGCTCCATACATCATAAGATTTGACTGGCTTTCCAGCAGCTTCTCTTTTGTGTGCATGATACGCCAAAAACATTAAATCAGATATGCCCATTTTTTCTTGGGCTTGGCTGATTGTAACGCCTCGATCTCGTTCCCATTTTGCCCACTCAGGCGGTTGGGCTACATAAGTGGCTTGCTCGCCTGAGGTGTATTCAATTGTGATTGGTAACTTCATTAGTGCTCCCGTTTCTAATTGTTAAGCGAAGTTTTCTGCTGGCACTCCAATAACTTGGAATGTTAAAGATACAGTCTGTGCATCATTTCCTGCACCACCGGCTGATGGCCATGATGGTAGCACTTGGAATGTAAATACTGCTCCAGATGCAGCTGTAAATACTGTGGTAATTCCTGTGTTTGGTGCTGTCTCTGTTACACCCCATAGAATCTCACATAGAGATCCTGAAACTCCCCAGTCTGCCAACATTTCAACAGCTAATGTGAAATCATTATCGATTACTTTGTAGGCTTTGCCATCTAAAGTTTCGTATGTTTGGCGGTTGGTGGTTCCGGTTAGGACTGCGCTTGTTGCTTGAGCATCGAAAGTGTTACCACCGATTGTGAAGGTAACATCTCTGCCCGTAATTACTGTGGTAGGCACTTTGACTCCTTAGATTGTTTGTTCGTAGTAGGTTGAAACTCTTATATCAGAAATCAACATTGTTGATGCTCCAATAGTGGTTACAGTTGGTCTTTCGACCTCTCCGACAATATATCCATTTGGGATAACTGCCAGAATGCTCATGATTAATTGCTCGATATTATCGAGTGATGCTGGATTACTATTGTAAGCAACTACAGCTGTGATGGTCATATTAATTCTAGTTCTTATTCGGCTTTTGCCAATTGTTTCAATTTCTAAATATGGTGAATCAGGCACAACTACAACGGCAGGTGGAATGACTGACTCTGGCACATAAGCATAAACATTACCTGCGACACCGGCTAATGCAGTTGCAAGTGGTTGTCTAACGGATGAAAGAATTGTGGATGGTGGCATTATTGACAAATACCTTCAACATCTACATAAGGCCCTAAAATTCCAATTACTCTCGAATAAAGTGATCGACCCATTCTGTATGGTGTAGCTGTAAAATCAACGCCTTCAATTTGTCCGCCTGCTGCAACTCTTGATTGGAATACTTCAACCGAGATTGCAAAAACTGCTGATCTAACTGATTGATTTCCAACATAAGTTGATGCGCCTGTTAATGTGGCACTTCCGCTTGGAATAACATTTGCCTCAACTACATCTGCGTTTGTGATACTAGCTGAAAAAGTATAGTCGCCAAGATTATCTGCTAATACTGTGCGAGTTCCGTTATATGGACTCAAGCATCCAGCAATAACTACTGATTGACCTTCGGTAAATTCATGCACGCCAACAGTTGTAAATGTGGCAACATTATCTTGTAAAACTGTTTTTTGTACTGCACTCTTAAATGTAACTAACATTGGCAAAATAGTGTTTTCGCTAGTGTCTATTATGCCATCTAGATATGTGTCATTGTAGAGAGCGGAAGATACTCCAAGCACGGCTCTTAACTCGGTGGCCGAAATAATGCTAGGCATGAAATACCTTCCTCTCTACTCTCCCTTAAAGGATGCCTATGATCGGGAGCAACCATAGGCACTCAATTAAATTAAGCTACTGATAACTTACGGAATGCTGCTGGGTAACGATTTACTGCACAGACATAACCGTAAAGACCGATTTCAACGCGGCCATTGGCAACCAAATTGGCACGAATATCAAATGTTCCTGACTCGTGGAATCGCATAGCTGCTGAAGGGTAAACCAATGCGTGCTTAACATTTGCATTGTCACCTGTGTAGTTAGGATCTACAACTAAATCTAATCCAGCAACTGTACCATTTGTACTGCCCTGAGAAATTAGACCGGCAGCATTTTGTGGAGCTGCTGCTGCGAATAGTGGACGACCATCTGCAACTGCGCCAAGTAATCCAGCGAAGTCGATGCCATCCTCGCCACCTGATGGAGCAACCATCAAACGGTTTGGTGTGAAGCGCATAACGCCATAAGCATCTGCAATTCCATCAGCGA